GGACCAAAGTCATTCAAGATCAGAATAAGGCGATTGACCTGATGGACAAGGCAATCGAGGAGGCACACAACAGGCTTAAGAACGATCTAAACCAGTTTCGCAAGCATGCTCACGTTGATATCGCAAAAATACTCGGTGAAATCGGCATCAGCATGAGCAATGCCCAATCTGACATCCGAAAAATAAAGGAAGGAAGAGCGCCGGTACGGTTGAACGACGATCCTATCTTGCGGCGTCTCGCTGACTTGCTGGCCGACAACGTACTCCCCGAACCGGACGAAGGCGAGTTGGCCACCAGAAAGAAAGCAGCGGGTGATCGAATAAAGGCTGCTATACCTCCCGGTTTCGCTGACAAGAATAAGTCAGGAGACAAGTCCCTTGGCGATGCGTTGATTTGGTTTGAGATGATGGAAGCATCCAAAGAAAACGCTCTTCCGATTATCTTTGTCACTGACGACATCAAAGATGATTGGTGGCTTCGCGTCGAAGGGCAAGTTATTGGCCCACTTCCAGCTCTACGTCAAGAGTTTCACAAAGCCACGGGGCAGCACTTTCATATGTACCAGGCGGAGAACTTCATTAAACATGCCGCCGAACTATTGAATATACCTGTAGATCAGGGAACGCTTTCCGAAGCGGCCAAAGTGAGCGAAGATCAAGCGAAATCTTTGACAAAATCTCAGATTTTTGACTTATTTAAGCGCTCCTTCTCGGATGACCTTCTGGCATCCGCAAAAAAAGACGTTCTCCAACGGGCAGAAGCACTGGATAAGGTCTACCAGGACTATAAGTCCCCAAACATTTGGGTCAGCGCAAGGCAGCTCGCAGATTCCGACATCGCGTCCATGGGGTTGCGCCCATCGCCGGTGTTGCTGCAGCGGTACCTCATCGAAGACCGCTCTGCTGAACCAGTTGGAGAGCCCCAATACACGTTCGTTTCCAAAGAGGCCGAAGAACTCCTCCGAGGCAGCCCCGACCAGATTCTCTGGATTGAGGAACTTGGGGGCTACTTCTCTCTTGCTGAGTCTTAACTCCGTGAGCTTTTCCGTTGCTAGGAGCCATCAAGCACGTAGCGATCAAACCTAACCACCTCCTCCCCCACCCACTCATTAATCGCCAACAGCCGATCCTGCAGCGGCTTAACCTCATTCCGCGCGAACACCAGCGCCGCCTTCTCCACATCCCCAAAGCCCCCCGTGTTCGACGGGATGATCCCCATGAGCTGAGGCGGCACCCGATGCGACGCGAGCTGGTCATCGCGCGTCACGCTCTTGATGTTCCAGAACTCATCCTTCGCCGCCACCTCTGACACCGGCAAAATTTGAATCCCCTCCTTCTTTCCGCCAGGCGCATACATGAACAGGTTGCGGAAGTTGCCCGGCCCCTTGGCGTTCTTCATCGCCTCGCGCAGCCGGTCGACGTCCTCCTGGTTCTGCGCTGCGTCGGTCATGTACAAAATGAACCCCGCATGCGATCCGTTCTTGTAATACCGCCGGCGGAACAGCGTGGCCGATTCGTTCAACCACGTCGCATTCAACGACGATAGGTACTCCGGCAACCCATACACCTCCTGGTTGATGTCCGGCTCCTGCAGATGGAACACCGTGCCCCGTGCAAACTGGTGCGGCTCGGCGGCGCCCTGTACAAAGTAATACGTCGACAGATCGACACCCCGCCGCATGTACTTCGCCATCGCCGGCACCAAGCCCATGCTGGAGCCCGCCCAGCTCACCCGGTTCTCCAGATACGCATTCCCAAACACCTGCCAATCCAGCACAAAGCGCTCGAACGCCGCGCGCGAAAACAGTGGATGCGGAATGAACGTGCTGACCAGGATGTTGCGCTTCACATAGATGGCCGAGCTGTGGTGCGCAGCGGCCCGGAACGACTTCGCCAAGCCCTCCCACGGCAGCGGCGGCTCGAACCACTTCCCCATCCGCATGCATTCCAGGTAGTCGAGCAGCTCGCGCCGGTCGAGCACCTCCATCGGGTCGCCAAACGAAAACGCCTGTGCACTCGGCGCGCGGGTGCTGTGCTGTTGGTCGGGCATGGCTGCGCCAGTGGCGCGACGGTTCTTCCTGCGGCTCATGAAAACTCCAGAATGCTTGAATTGGTGGAGGTCGCGCCTTCGAGCGGTTCGTGCGAAAGCGCATGCATACAGGCCCACGCCAGGTCGGCGTGGCTGGTGTCCTCCGAGCGCCCCGCCTGGTAGGTGACGCGCGCGCCGGAGGCGGTAACGGTTTTCTTGATGGACATGAACGACGCGGCAAAGTCCGTCCAGCCCGCGTCGAACTCCAGCCGGCCCTTGCTGATGACGTCAAACGCCTTCAGCACCAGGCTGGTCTTCACCTCTACGGAATACGAGAAGCCGCGCGCGTCCGGCCGCGACTTCGTCACGAGCTGGTGGACGGCGTCGCCAACGCCCGTGCGGTCGATGCCGATGAAGGTGACGTTGTAGCGGCCGCACACACGCAGGATGGCGCGTGCCTGCTCCTCAAAATCGATGCCCTTGAACTGGTGTTTCTCCAGCACGCGGAACTTGCCGCCCGGTACCGCCGGCGGCGCCACCACCACAATGGCCGCACTGTCGCCGGTTGGCCCGCCGCCATTCGGGTCATACCCAAGCCACACCTCCCGCGCCCCAAACGGACGCGGTGCAAACGGCCGAAAGTCCGGCCAAAGCTCCCAGCTATCGACCATCCCGCGCATCAGCATCGACAGCGGAAACACAGACGCCGTGTCATCCACGAACTGGCACATCAGCAGGTTCGCGTAGTCCGGCTCGCTGTACTCCAGGCGCAGTTGGTCCAGGTCGAACAGGTTGCAGCCACCGCGCAGCGCATCCTCCACCGTCACGATCTGGCGCCACTGGCCATCGGCGCAGCGCAACCCGTCGCGCAGCGCGGCATGGCTCACATCAATCTTGACCTGTCGGTCCTTCGCCTTGCCCCGGTTAAACAGCGCGCCCGACCAGAACGGATACGCCTCATGCGCCAAGCTGGAGGGCGTCGAGAAATACGTCTGCCGCCAGTGCTTATGGATCGCCATGCCGGAGGCGACCTTGCGCAGCTCCTGGAAGCGCGGCACCCAGAAATACTCATCGAAATACAGGTTGCCGTGATAGCTCTGCGCCGTGCGCGCGTTCGTGCCCAGGAAGTACAGCGTCGCCCCGTTCGGCAGCACGATCGGATCGCCCTTCAGCTCCACGCCGGCAGCGTCCTTCGCAAACTGCACCATGTACTGCTTGAACACGTGCGCTTGCGCCTTGCTGGCTGACAGGAAGATCTGATTCCGCCCCGTCGTCAGCGCATCGATAAATGCCTCACGCGCGAAGTACCAGGTCGCACCGATCTGGCGTGACTTCAGGATGTTGCGAATCCGCTCCGCCTCACCCGCGCGGTGCCAAACCTCCTGATACCCGAACAGCGAATCACGGAAGGCATCCAGCAACTGCTCCTGCTCCTCCGGGCTGATCGCGTTGCGCTCCGCCTTCTTGCGCGGCCCCGCATTGCGGTTGGCCACCTTCGGGTTGAGGTCCGTCTCGTTGCCGCCATCGCGGTACCGCTCGCGCCGCGCCACGTTGTTGAGCTGACGGTTCAACAGGTCAATCTCTTTGAAGTCTCGCCCTTCCTTCTGCTCCTTCGCCACCAGGCGCATCAAGCGCTCTTCAATCGTCAGCGCCACGCGCTCATCCGGCGTCGTGTCCGCCCATCGGTCACGGCGCTTCCAGCTATGCACCGTCACCGGCTTCACCTTGAGCATTTCCGCAATGCGCGCAACGCGGTAGCCCTGCCAGTAGAGCGAGCGCGCCACGCGGCGCGGGTCCATTTCCGGGTCGATTGAGAGAGAAGCGATAGGCGGCAACGTAGTCATGCCGCCACGCTACCCGCCGCGCGCGCGCGTGCCACGCGCTGCCTGTTGTGGCGCCGGTTCGCACAACACCAACGCGTTGCCCGCGCGATGCACGGCGCTGAAGATGACAGCACCAACGAACCACAGACCACCGAGGACAACATGGGCACCAAGGCCAACAAGTTCTTCCGCATCGCCACTGAAGGCGCCACCAGCGACGGCCGCGTCATTGATCGCAACATGCTTGTGCAGATGGCGAAGAACTACGACCCGAAGACGTACTCCGCACGCATCAACATGGAGCACATCCGCGGCTATTCTCCAGCCGGCCCCTTCAAGGCCTACGGCGATGTCGTGTCGCTCAAGGCGGAAGAGCAGGACGGCAAGATGGGCCTGTACGCGCAGCTCGATCCCACCGACGAGCTGGTTGCGCTCACCAAGGCACGCCAGAAGATTTTCTCGTCGATGGAAGTGCAGCCGAGCTTTGCCGACACCAAAGAGGCCTACCTGGTCGGCCTGGCCGTCACCGACAACCCCGCAAGCCTGGGCTGCGAAGTACTACAGTTCAGCGCCACCGCCAAGGTCAATCCGCTCGCCGCGCGCAAGCAAGACCCCAGCAACCTGTTCACTGAAGCGGTGGAGGTCGACCTCGACTTCACGCCCGAGCAGCCATCTGCCACTGCAGGCCTGGCCGACAGCATCAAGCGCCTCTTCTCACGCCAGGCCAAGGCCGAAACCGGCAACGACGCACGCTTCTCCGACGTGCAGGACGCCGTCCAGATCATCGCCACGCAGGTGCAGTCGATGGGCGACCAGTTCACCGCAGGCCTCAAGAACATCAACGATCAGTTGGCCGAATTCAAGGCCCAGGCGGAAGAGCGCGGCAAGGCCTTCGACACGTTGAAGCATGGCTTGGAAAACACACCAGCCTTCAGCGCGCGCCCGCCCGCCACCGGCGGTGACGGCACCGCCGACATCAAGACCGACTGCTGATCCAGCCACCACCGCACTACCAAGACGAACACCAGGAGCACCCAATGCGCAACGATACCCGCCGCCTCTACGAAGCCTATGCAGCCGAAGTCGCCAAACTGAACGGCGTTGACCGCGTCGACACCAAGTTTTCCGTCGATCCGACGGTGCAGCAGCGCTTGGAAACCAAGATCCAGGAATCCAGCCAGTTCCTGTCCAAGGTGAACATCTACGGCGTCGGCGAACTGGAGGGAGAAAAGGTCGGCTTGGGCGTCTCTGGCCCGGTCGCAAGCACGACGGACACGACCAAACAGGACCGTCAGACCGTGGATATCTCCACGCTTGATGCACGCCGCTACCGCTGCGAGCAGACCAACTCCGATACACACATCACGTATCAAAAGCTGGACGTCTGGGCGAAGTTCAAGGACTTCCAGACGCGCATCCGCGACGCCATCATCAAGCGCCAGGCGCTGGACCGGATGATGATCGGCTTCCACGGTGTGAAGCGCGCCGCCACCTCCGACATCGTCGCGAACCCGATGCTTCAAGACGTGAACAAGGGCTGGCTGCAGCAAGTCCGTGAGCAGGCGCCGCAACGGATCATGGCGCACGATGGAAAGAACGCCGACAAGATCATCGTCGGCGGCAGTGGCGCCGCGTATGAAAATCTTGACGCGCTGGTGTTCGACCTCGTCGCCCAGCTCATCGAGCCCTGGTATGCGGAAGACCCCGAGCTGGTCGTGGTGTGCGGTCGCCAACTGCTGGCCGACAAGTATTTCCCCATCGTCAACACCAACCACCGGCCGACCGACACGATGGCGGTCGACATGATCGTCAGTCAGAAACGCATCGGCAACCTGCCTGCAGTGCGCGTGCCCTACTTCCCGCCCAATGGCCTGCTGGTCACGCGTCTGGACAACCTGTCGATCTACTACCAGGAAGGGAGCCGCCGCCGGACCATCGTCGACAACGCCAAGCGCGACCGCATCGAGAACTACGAGTCGAGCAACGACGCATATGTCGTGGAAGACCTGGGCTGCGTTGCGATGGCAGAAAACATCACTGTTGTGGAGACGCCTGCCCAGGCGGAAGCTCAATGACCAGCCCCGCCCGCAACCACTTCCTGCGGGTCTCCGCCGCGCTCGCGGCGCAGGCCGAGCAGGAAGCCAACCCCCTGCGCCATGCCACCGGCTACGAGCTCATGCTCGCGCAGCTCGCCGAGCACAAGCGCCAGCTCAAGCAGGTGCAGTCCGTCGAGCGCAAGGCCGACACCAAGCGCCGCATGCTCCCCGAATACGCGGCCTGGGTCGAAGGCGTCCTGCAGGCCGACAGCGGCACGCAAGACGACATCTTCATGACCGTGCTTGTCTGGCGCATCGACGTGGGCGACTTCGCCGGCGCGCTGCCCCTGGCCGCCTACGCCATCCGCCACAAGCTGGCGATGCCTGACCAGTACCAGCGCACCACCGCCTGCCTCATCGCAGAAGAGTTCGCCAACATGGTCCTGAAAGACCCGGCCGCCATCCAGTCAGCCGACGTTGAGGCCTTGGTGGAAGTGGAAGCGCTGGTGCGTGACCAGGACATGCCCGACGAAGTTCGCGCCAAGCTGCACAAGGCGCTCGGCTACGTCATCGCAGAGCTGGCCACCGGTCACGACCAGGCCACCGCCAAGGCCTGCCGCGAAGAGGCCGTCACGCACCTTCGCCGCGCGCTCGAGCTGCACGATAAATCCGGCGTGAAAAAAGACATCGAGCGCATCGAGCGCGACATCAAGAACGCAGCCGCTGCCGGCGCCAAGGATCGCACCGGCAAAAGCTGACACCGAGCGTGACCCCGCGCATCAGGCGGCACGGGGCAGTCTTCCGGCATGCCGCGAAGCCTCGCCCCGTCCACCGCCTCCCAGCCCACTGAACCCATGTCTTCCTTCATCGCAGCCGCATCCGTACCGCAGCCGGCCACACCGGGCGGCCCACCCATCGCCAACGACGGCTTCTTCCCCGATGTCGACGTCGTCAACGCCTACGCCGCCATGCGCCTCGACGGCACCGTCACGCAGCAGCGCATGCGCGCCGCTCTGGTGGAAGCCATGCTCTCCGTCAATGAAGAGCTGGAGCCGTGGAAGGCCGCGCAAATGTCCTTCGGCCGCAACACGCTGGCCACCGTGCCTGCACCCAAGATCGACGGCGAAAGCGCGCACCTGCACCGCTACGAGCGCGCCGTCCACTGCCTGGCCGCCGCCTGGCTCATCGAGCGCTACCGCACCATCGACGCCACCGCCGCCGGCGACCGCAAGGCCGAAGCCGAAAACCTTGGCGTAGAAGACCTGCGCCGCGACGCCCGCTGGGCCATCAGCGACATCCAGGGCGCCGCCCGCACCACCGTCGAGCTCATCTGATGCGCGTACGGGCCATCCAGGGCGACACCGTTGACGCCATCTGCCACCGCGTCTACGGCCGCACCTCAGGCGTCACAGAAGCCGTCCTGGCCGCCAACCCCGGTATTGCCGACCTTGGCCCCGTCCTGCCACACGGCACCGAACTCGACATGCCCGACATCTCCCCGCAGCCGGCCATGCAAATGGTCCAGCTCTGGGATTGACCTCCAAGGAACCCAATGGCTGAACCCATCTCCACCGGCTCCACCGCCACCCTCGCCGTCACAGGCGTGGGCGCGTTGTCCCTGCTGCCAGGCGTCGACCCCGGCACCGTGCTGGGCGCCTTCGCCGGCGCCGCCGTGTTCGTGCTCAACAGCGGCGAGCTCGGCACCGTCAAAAAGCTGGGCTTCCTGGCTGCATCCATCGTCGCCGGCCTGCTGTCCGCGCCACTGGCCGCTGCGCTCATCGCCAAGGCCCTGCCCACCAATACTGAAGTCAGCCACGCCGTGGGCGCCCTGGTCGCCTCCACCGTCGTGGTC